CGTGTAGGTGCGGATGACCAACAAATTGTTGGAACTCCTGTATCTGAATGGCCTATTGTGTCCAAATCCCAAGCTGAAGAACTACGGGCTTTGAAATTTCACACCGTAGAAGCTATTGCAGGCGCTTCTGATGCTCAATTACAGCGTATGGGTATGGCGGCAGGGATGTCACCTTATGCGTTCCGTGATAAAGCAAAGGCATTTTTAAATTTAGCCACCAATGCGGCAGAAACTGACAAGCGTGAAACAGAAATTAACGCTTTGAAAGAAGAACTTGCCAAAAAAGAGTTAGAAACTGCTAAAATGAAAGCAGAAACAGATGCGAAGCTGGCCCAAATGCAGGATCAAATGGCCGCTATACTTGCCGCTGTTGGTGAAAAGAAACCCCGTAAACAGAAAACGGTAGCCACAGAGGAAGCCTGATATGTCATCAACAATGCTTGAACTTGTCCAGCAAGTAACTGCTGAACTTAACTTAGCCGTACCTACTTATGTAGCAGGAAACACAAACCAAGATGTGCAACAAATCTTGGCTTTGATGAATCGTGCAGGGTACGATTTGATTAAGGAACACAATTGGCAGGCATTGGAGTTGGAATACAGGTTTTATACAAACGCAATAACCACGACCTGCACTACTGTTAATGGCACACAAGTTTTAACTGCTATTCCCAGTACCGCAGGTCTGGACAAAAACTATTCTATTGTTGGCACGGCAATTCCCCAAGATACTTATGTAGATGAGGTTCTTAGCGCCAATTCGGTAACAACTACACAGCAATCTTCAGCAACATCAGTAGGGCAATCAGTTACTTTTAGCAGAACTATTTACCCTTTACCGCCTGATTACGAAACTATTACCGACAATACCCATTGGGACAAGACAAAGCATTGGCAAATGCTTGGCCCAGTAGATGCCCAGCAATGGCAATGGCTTAAGTCTGGTTATATCTCAACTGGCCCAAGGGTTCGTTGGCGTATTCTGGGCAATAAGTTTGAAATTTGGCCACCATATAACACCCTTGAATATTTAGGCTTTGAGTACCGTTCTAAAGGCTGGGTGCGTAGTGCTACAGATGCGGTCAAAAACAGCTTTACTGCTGATACTGATACATCTGTATTAGACGATGCAATCATTGTATTGTTGACTAAACTCAAATATTTTCAAATTAAGTCTTTTGATACTACTGCGTTGCAACAAGATTACAGCCGTTATTTAAGCGTTGCCAAAGCTAATGACAAAGGTTCTGCAACTTTATCTTTTGCGCCACAGCCAAGTGCTGTATTAATTGGTTGGGCAAATATTCCCGATACTGGTTATGGAAGCTAATTATGGCAGTCGCACAAAAAAGACAAGCTGTAACTGCTAGTGTTTCTGCGCCTATTGGTGGCTGGAACGCTAGGGATTCTATTGCCAATATGCCGCCATTGGATGCGGTTGCTTTAAACAACTTTTGGCCTACACCAACTAGCGTACAACTAAGACTAGGCTATACAAGGTTCTCTACTGGCATTACAGGTCAAGTCAATAGCTTGATGAACTATGCTGGCGTAAGCAGTCAAAAGCTATTTGCGGCCGCAGGAACAAGCATTTATGATGCTTCAGGCTCTACTGCCGTAGCAGTCAAGACAATTACTGATGACAAGTTTCAATATGTCAATATTACCAATGCGGCAGGTCACTTTATGGTGGCCGTGAATGGCGTTGATCCTGCCCAGCTATACGATGGAACTAATTGGATTAGCATTGCTTCTACCGCAACTGCACAAACAATTAGTAGCATTACCAGAGGTGGTACAGGTAATCTAACGGCTACCGTTACTACTGCTTCACCGCATGGTTTAGAAACAGGCAATCAAATAACCGTAGCTGGCGCAACTCCAGCACAATTTAACGGTACATTTATTATTACCAAGACTGGTAACAGTACATTTACTTATGTAATGGCTACTGCCCCTGCTAACAACGCTACTGTTGTTGGCACTTATACTGTTTTGTACGCTATTACAGGTGTTAATTCAAATACTTTTGTTAATGTAAACCTATTTAAAAACCGTTTATATTTTACCCAAGAAAACAGTCTAAATTGCTGGTATTTAGGTGTTGATGCAATAAGTGGCCCAGCTTCTCCATTGTATTTTGGTGGAATTGCTAGAAATTCAGGTTTTTTACAAGCAATGGGTACTTGGACTATTGATGCTGGACAAGGCGTTGATGATTACGCAGTATTTGTTACTAGCATGGGTGAAGTTATTGTTTATAACGGTACTGACCCTGACAATGCAGATACTTGGGTGTTAAAAGGCGTATGGCAATTAGGTCAAACCTACAACCGTAGATGCTTTTTAAAGTGGGGCGGTGATCTTTTACTGCTCACTCAAGACGGTCTTGTACCATTAGCGGCCGCTTTGCAATCAAGCCGTTTAGACCCTAGAATCAATCTAACAGACAAGATTTACTACGAAATTAGCCGTTCAGCTTCTTTGTATTCAACTAATTTTGGCTGGCAATTGGCTTATTTTGCTAGTGAAAATATGTTAATGATTAATGTTCCAACAACGGGTGGAACACAACAGTTTTGTATGCACACCATATCTAAGGCTTGGTGTAGCTTTTCCAACATTGAAGCTAAATGCTGGGAAATAAGTTACGACCAAATGTATTTTGGTGGCAATGGTTATGTAGGCCGCTTTTGGGATTCTTACAGCGATAACGGAAACAATATTAATGCCCAAGTACAGCAGGCATATAGCTATTTTGACAGCGTAGGACAGCAAAAACGCTTCACAATGATTCGCCCAATATTTCAAACTGACAACGGTTTGCCTAGTGTTTTAGCAGGTATAAATACCGATTTTGATGCTCAAAACAGCCTTGGTGCTGTCAGTTTTAATGCTGTTAGTTCTACCCTTGGGGTATGGGACACGGCCGTATGGGATGAAGATGTATGGGGCGGCAATTTAGCCTTAACTAAGTTATGGCAAGGCGTAACTGGAGTAGGTTATTCAGGTGGCATTATTATGAAAATAGCCTCCCAAGGCATTGATGTGTACTGGATTAGTAGCGATTATGTAATGGAGCGAGGTGGCGTTCTGTAATGCGTCAAGTCACTACAGAAAATCAACAATACATGGGTGATTGGTTGGTTCGGTTAATGAACCATCCGTTACCAGAAGAAACGGTATGTATAGGTCAAGAAATTGACGGGAATTTGGTAGCAGTAGTTGGATTTGCTAGTTTTATGCCAAAAGCGTGTCAAATGCACATTGCGGCAGTAGACGAAGTAAATTGGATGAGTAGAGATTTATTGTGGGCGGCTTTCGATTACCCCTTTAATAAACTAGGTGTTAGCGTTATACTAGGTCAAATTTGTGCAGATAATGAATCTGCCCTAAAATTAAACCGACACCTTGGTTTTAAAGTAATAGCCGAAATACCTGATGCTCACATGGATGGTGACTTAGTGATTATGGCTATGAGGCGTGAAGATTGTCGCTTTCTTGACATCAAATGCCCTTTAAGAACAGCAAGAGGAGAATGACATGGGTGGTGGTGGATTTTTAGGATTAGGGCCTGCGCCAAGCGCACCAACGCCTCCTGATTACAGGGGTGCGGCACAAGAAACAGCGCAAGGTAACTTGCAAGCCGCACAAGCGGCTACTGCCGCCAACCGTGTAAACCAAGTTACTCCTTATGGAAACTTAAATTACACACAAAGTGGTACAGATTCTCAAGGAAACCCAACTTGGACAGCTACTACAAGCCTATCTGATGTTGGTCAAAAGCTATTAAACAACCAAAACAACGCTAGTTTAGGTTTGGGAAGTGCTATTAATGCACAACTTGGCATGGTTCAAGACACAATGGGTAGAGGTTTTAACCCTAATATTCCACAAACCCAAACTAGTCTAGGCTCTAATTATGTAACTGATCCTAACTATGCTGGCGGTATGCAAGGCTGGGATAAAGCAAACGAAATTTTGCAGGCTAGATTACAGCCGCAAATGCAACAGCAACGAGATGCACAAGCGGCACGATTGGCAAACCAAGGTATTGTGCAAGGTACTAAAGCATACGAAAACGCTATGCGTACCTTTAATCAAGGCCAAAACGATTTAACAACTAATTCACAATTAGCTGGTCAGCAAATAGGCCAAAACCTGTTTACACAAGGTTTGCAAGGCGGTCAATTTACAAATCAAGCCTTAATAAACCAAGGCAACTTTGGAAATACTGCACAGCAACAAGCATTTAACCAAGAACTTACTAAGTACAATTTGCCGCTTAATACATTAAGTGCATTGCGTACTGGCGCACAGGTTCAAAACCCATCATTTGTTAACTCTGCACAACAAGCTACTACAGGCGGTGCTGATATTTTGGGTGCTAATCAGATGGGTTACAACGCCCAGATGGGTGACTTTAACGCTAAAAATGCGGCACAGCAAAACTTTAATAGCGGCTTAATGGGTCTAGGCGGTGCTGGCATTATGGCCGCATCTGATGTTCGTATGAAAGAAAACATCAAACAGATTCATTGGTTGCCTAACGGTTTACCTGTATACGAATACGAATACAAGCCTGAATTTAAAGATCATCCTTTGGCTGGTCACGGTAAGTTTGTTGGCGTTATGGCTCAAGAAGTTCAAGCGCTTATTCCTGATGCTGTTGTTACCCTTGAAAACGGCTACTTGGCCGTAGATTACGGAAAAATCAATGCCTAATCCATATATTACTGATGTAAGCCCGTACTTTGCCCAGCAAGATCAAGGTTTATCCCCTGTTTTTCAAAATATTGGCCAGCAACAAGCCAATCAACAAGCCGCACTTGCACAGCAAAATCAATTAGTCCAACAAGCTGGTCAAACTCAGCAACAAGGCGGCATGAACCCTATGGCTATGGCAATGGCTTTGCGTAAAAAAGGCAATGGGATAACAGAAAACCCTACAGGTCTTGCTTACGACCAAAATGGTCAAAATCCTTATGCTTATACGCCAAAACAACCTGATTACAGCAATGTTGGTAATTTATTTTCTACAAGAGATTAATTATGGCCGCTGATATTGGAACACTTACACCAGAACAAATGTTGCAACAGCAACAGATTTTACGCCAGCAAAAAATGGCTGAAATGCTTATGCAACAAGGTTCTCAACAGCCACAAGGTCAAATGATTAGCGGCCGTTATGTTGCACCATCATTTACACAAAACCTTGCCAGTTTAGCCAATATGTATGTTGGTCAAAGAAATCTTGAAAAAGCAGATCAAGCGCAAATTGATTTAGCAAAACAATTAAGAGCAGACGAAACTTCTGCTATGGCTGATTTTATTCAGCAAAAACAAGGCAAAGCAGGTGTTGAAGGCGGTATTTATGGTCCAAACAACCAGATTACTACTCAAACTACTGCTGATATGTACGGCCCTAACATGGAATTGAATCCACAATACAAACAGGTTGCCCCTGTTGCCGCAATTCCAGCTAATCCTCAAGCGGCTTATGCTAATTTGTATGCAAATCCAAAAGCATCTGCCGCACAAAGAAATTTTGCGTTTACCAAAATGAACGCTGATCCTGAAGCGTTTACTTTGTCTGAAAATGCCGTTCGTTTTGAAAAACAACCTGATGGAACTGTTAAACAAGTAGCCGCAGGAGCTAAAAAACCTATTCAAATTGATACTGGAACTGCTATTGAGTTCCGTGATCCAGACAATATTAGTATTGTTTTACAAAGAATTCCTAAATCTCAAATGCCTACTGGCGGTCAAGTAATTGATCGTGAAGATGGAATTTATATAGTAAATCCTAGAACTGCACAAGCCACACAAGTATTAGGTTCAGATGGTCAACCATTAAAAGGTTCTCCATCCGCATCTTTAGGTAAAGAATTTACTGAATTAAACCAACAAAAATCCATTATTAATGGCGTTCTTAAAGGCGTTGAAAATAATAGAGATGCGTTTGGCCCTGCTATTGGTGCAAAAGGATCAATACCTTTTGGTGATGTTGCTCAAAACCGTAAATTTACACCTGCTCAATTAGAAGCACGATCTGAAGTATTTAATACTGCTTCTGCTGTCATTAAAGAACGGGCTGGTACTGCTCAAAGCGCAAGCGAAAAAGAAACAATTATGCGTTTCTTGCCATCACCGTTTGATGGTGCTGATGTAATTATTGGAAAAATGAATGGCTATAACCGCTACATTCAAAACAAAGAAGCAGGAACATCATCTGTTCGTGGTGCAGTTCCAGCTTATTACGGCAAAACCAGCAAAGAATTAGAAAATTCTAATGTTGCTCCAAAACCTGCAACTAACAATGCGCCAATGAGGTTTGCATCTGAAGCTGATGCGGCAAATGCTAAATTGCAAGATGGTACGCCAATAATTATTAACGGTGTTGAAGGAATTTGGAAAAACTAATATGCCATTTATACCTAATGCTCCCTCAACTGGTAGATTTGTTGCAAATGCTCCTGAACAGGGCAATATGTTCACGCAGTCTGCTGAAGATATACAGTACGACCCAATGTCAGGCGTTCCATTAAATACATCATCTTACGGTTCTGGGACTACTGGCGGCACAGATACAGCCCGTAAAGCACTTACAGCAACTGCTTCATTGCCTGTAAATATTGCAACTGGGGTCGCTAAAAACCCTGCTGGTGTAATTCAAGCATTTGGTAAATACTTTGGTGGCGGTCAAACTGGTGACAATATGGTTAACGCCATTAATCAGATTGAAGCAGGAACACAAAAGGCTTCAGGTGATGTAGGTGGTGCAATTAGTTCTGGTGGATCAATGGTTGGTCAAGCCGCCCCTTGGATGGCTACGGCTGGATCTGGAATGATTCCTAGTTTTGCCCAGCGTGTTGCACAAGGATTTGGTGTTGGCGTGGCTTCAGGTGTTGCATCTCCTGAAAAGGTTGGTTTAACGCCTGAAGAATTTGGCAACACTAAAATGGAAAACATGGGCATCCAAGGAGCAATTGGTGCGGCATTTCCTGTGGTTGGTGGTTTAATTAAAACAGGCTATAACGCTGTTAAAGGTGCAGTAGAGCCATTATATGAAGGTGGCCGAAATAAAATTTTAGGCCGTGCTTTGCGTGAGTTTTCAGGTGGTCAAGACGAATTGGCTATTCAAAACCTTAAAAACGCTAAACCTTTAATTGAAGGTTCAATGCCTACTGTTGGTCAGGCCGCTGGTGTACCAAGTTTGGCCGCATTAGAGCGTACAGCGGTAAATACGCCTGAAATGACTAATACTATTGCTGGTCGTAAAGCGGCACAAGCTAACGCACAAGCAACTGCTCTTAGTAACATTGCCAGCCCTACAAGATCAGAGAAATACCTTGATTTGCGTAAACAGCTAGGTGATGAACTATATGAGCCAGCACTACAAAAAGGCGTTGATTTTTCAACATTGACACCTGAATTACAAGCAGAATTTAAAGGATTGACAAAATCGCCATCTATTAAGTCTGCCATGCTTCAAGCTGGTGAAAATGCCTTAGACAAAGGTAAAGATATTGGAAACCCAGCAAATTCATTGCGTGGCTTGCATGAAACTAAATTTGCCTTAGACAGTCAAATTAACGCTTTAGAAGGAAGATTGCAAAACACTAAGAATCCTGCCCTTGATTCAGAATTAAAAGCAAAGATAACCGCAAAGAACAGATTGTTAAATTTCCTTGAAAATGACCAAATAAGCCCTGAATACAAGTTAGCTAGAGAAACATTTGCACGGCTTTCTAAGCCAATTGAACAATTGCAAAGTTTGCAAAATATTGCTGATAAATCTATTTCCGCATCTAAAGGCACGGTTAAATACGACACATTTTTTAATAATTTAAAAGCATTGAAAAAAGAAGGCGTACTGTCTGATCGTCAATTTGCCAGATTAGAAGCTATTGGCGAAGATATGAAGCGTGTAAAGTACGCTGAAACTGCTGGTAAAGATGTAGGTTCAGATACGGTTCAAAAATTGGCATTTTCTAACATGATGAATCAGGTTGGATTGCCTAATGCTTTGCGTAATTTTGCTCCTGCTGGAATAGTAGGTGGCGCATTAGAACGAGTAGGCGATGCGTTGTATGGCGGTGCTAATCAAAAGTTAAAAACAAAAATTGGCGAAACCATGCTAAATCCTGCTGAAGCCGCTAGGTTAATGGAAAGCGTAAGCCCTTACGAAATGTCGCAAGTAGGTCGAAATATGACCGACAAAATAGCTGAAGTAGAAAAAGCCAAACAATTGGCTAAAATGTTAATGATGCAAGGTATGTAAAGGAAAATTTATGTCACGCAATGGATCGGGTACTTATTCCCTACCTGCTGGTAACCCAGTAGTTACAGGCACAACTATTAGTTCTACATGGGCTAATACAACCCTTACAGACATTGCTAATGCTTTGACAGGTTCGTTAGCTACTGACGGTCAAACAACCGCTACTGGCAATCTCAATATGGGTACAAACCGTATTGTTAATACTTCTGACCCTACTAACGCACAAGATGTAGCTACCAAGAATTATGTAGATACTTATGTAGGCGCTTTAGGTACTATGTCCACCCAAAACGCTAATAATGTGGCCATTACAGGCGGTTCTATTAGCAGTATTTTGGAAGGCGCTACGGTTACTGGTACTGCCCCTTCTGCAAGCATTGATTATGATTTTAAAACCCAAGCGGTTCGTTATTACACATCTAACAACTCAACTAACTTTACCGTTAATGTCCGTGGAAACTCTACTACCAGTTTAGATTCATTGATGGCAGTAGGCCAAACGGCTACTTTAGTGTTAATGGTTACTAATGGTTCTACAGCCTATTACGCCAATGTAATTAAAATTGATGGCACAACCGTTACTCCTAAAACTATTAACGGCATAGCAAT